ATCAACAAAGCAACATACCTAGAGCATTCAGTTCGTGCTGCACTAGGAAACGATGAGAGCCGTCAGTATGTAATGGCTGCTGATACAACCAGCAACAACTCTGGCTTAATTCCAACACCACAATCAGCAGAAGTTATCAATGGTATTTCAAATGCAGATCGTGGATCAATTGATGCAATTTCTCGTGGCGTATTGCCAGCATCAGGTATGACTTTTGAGATTCCAAAGATTACAACTGCTCCAACAGTTGCTGAGGAAGCAGAAGCAGCAACAATTGATTCAACCGACATGGCATCATCTTTTGTAACAGTAAATGTTAAGAAATTTGCCGGCGGACAAACATTCTCAGTTGAGTTGCTGGATCGTTCATCACCAGCATTCTTTGATGAGTTAGTTCGTCAAATGGAATTTGCTTATGCAAAAGAAACAGATAAGTTTGTTGCTAATGGCATCATCTCATCTGGCTTAATTGCTACAACAGCACAGGACAACACAGCAGCAGGATTACTTGCTTATGCTGCACAAGCTGCTCAATTGGTTTATTCAAACTCATTGGGATTTGCTCGAAACATTGTTGTATCACCTGAGCAATGGGGTAACATTATGGGTTACAACGATTCTGGTCGCCCAATCTACAATGCCTCAAATCCACAAAACTCAGGTGGAGCAGTAGGACCACAATCACTTCGTGGAAATGTTGCTGGACTTGATCTTTATGTATCCCGTTCATTGTCAGCATTGACATACACAACTGGCGATGGATCAATGTTTGTAATCAACCCAGAATCATACACATGGTATGAGAGCCCACGCTTACAACTTCGTTCCGACATTACAGCAACTGGTCAAGTATCTGTTGCTTATTATGGTTATGGCGCACTTGCAACAAAAATCGCCAACGGATCAGTTCACTTCAACAAGAACTAATCTAAACCAACTTAATGCCTAGGGTTGCTCCCGATCCTAGGCATCCACTTAAGGGAGATTAGAGAGAGGAATTTATGCCTTCAATTATTACCGCAACACAATTGCGCTCCGTATTGGGTGTAAGTTCCTCTCTTTACAATGACGCTTATTTAGATCAAATAATAGATACAAGCGAATCGGTCATCCTGCCAATGCTTGTAACATTCAAAAGCCCGATTCAAAAAGTGTCGCTGACAGATAATGTCGCCACTTTCACTACACTAGGAATCCATGAATTTACCGAAGGACAATCAGTTGTCATCACAGGATGCGGAACACCTTACAACGGAACAAGAGTTGTATTGGCAGACAATCTTGGAGAATATACCTTTTCGCAATCGATCACTAATAACGATCTACTCGAGGCTAATGTCATCCCATCCGGAGTTGCTGCCCTTTCTGGCGGATCAACTTATGTTGGAAACGCAGCTGTTCAGTCAGCCGTCTATACCGTTTCAGTCGAAGTTTTCCAAGCAAGACTTGCCGGCGGAGGACAGATAGAGGGTGTCGATTTTACAGCGACACCATTTAGAATGGGTCGATCATTATTTAACAAATGCGTTGGTTTACTTGGTTCATACATGGACACCGAAAGCATGTGTCAATAAATGCCTAATCAGACAATTCTTGAGCAGGTCAGGACACCTTTAGCAACAGCACTATCAAGCGTTGCAGGAAATGTCTACAGTTTCGTTCCCGAGTCTGTAATTCCTCCAGCTGTTGTGTGCGTCCCAGATTCACCATATTTGGAATTTGAAACAATAAGCAAATCAAACATTCGTGCGAAGGTCAATATGACCATTACAGTTGCAGTTGCTTACAATAGCAATCCTGCATCACTCGACAACATCGAGCAGTTAGTAATTAGTGTTCTGGCAGTAATACCATCAGGTTACATTGTCAGTTCGGTCGAAAGACCAACAGTCACACAAGTTGGAGCAAGCACGCTGCTCATTGCAGATGTTAGAGTTAGCACCTATTACACGAGAACAATCTAAGGAGAAAAATGCCAACGACAGTTATTACCGGTCGAGATATTACCTTCACTATTGGCGGTAATAATTTCGATGCACAAGCAACAACCGCAACTTTAGAGTGCGAAAGAAATCGAGTTCGTTACGAAACTTTAGATGGAGCATCTTTTAAAGTTATTGATGACAACTGGATATTCAATGTCAGCATGTTAGCTGATTGGGGTGCTACTGGATCACTTTGCGAAATTCTGTGGGGAGCTGCCGAGAGCGCACCTAACACAGGCATTTCAACAGTATTCACAGCTGCATCAGGAGCATCATTTACTTTCCAAGTGTTGCCTAACTTCCCATCAGCCGGAGGAACGGCACCAGATGCACAAACTCTTGATTTGAGTTTCCAAGTTATTGGAACACCAGCAGAATCATTTAGTTAATAAGAAATCGGGAGCAAAATGAAACTAAATATAACAATTGAATATAACTCAGGCGAGCAAGCCACTTATGTAGCCCAACCGCCTGAGTGGGCAAAATGGGAAAAGCAGACAGGACACACGATTACTCAAGCATCCGAAAAATTGGGTGTTTGGGATCTTATGTTTCTTGCTTATCATGCACACAAGCGAGAACTTGGTGCATCTAAACCCATAAAGCCAATGGATATTTGGATGGAAACTGTCGCTGATGTAATAGTCGGTGATGCAAACCCAAAAGCCATCCAGCAGGAAGCCTAAGCAGATTATTGGTTGAGTTGGCAATTGCCACACAGATACCGATGAGCGAATGGGTTGATGCAGAGGATATTTTAACAGCAATCGATATATTGGAGGCAAGGAATGGCAAATGAAACCATTGCATACAATAAAAACGATTTGCGTGATATTTACAAAGCGTTCAAACTTATGGATGACCAAGCTACTGAGGAAGCAAGATCGCAGTCTGCTGCTCTGGCTTATTTTGCATCGGAGGAAATTAAACAGGCAGCTGCATCTAGAACAAAGGCTGGCAAGGCTGCGCAAAGAATCGCAGATGGCGTTAGCATCTCCAAGTCCAGCAAAATCGGTGAGTTCCGTTATGGTTTCGCACGACAAAAGTTTTCAGGTGGGGCTACAACGCAAACCCTATGGGGTGGTATGGAGTTTGGATCTAATAAGTTCAAGCAGTTCCCTGCATATTCAGGACGGCAAGGCAGAGGTTCGAGAGGTTGGTTTATCTATCCAACGCTTCGCAGAATTCAGCCTGAATTGATTAACAAATGGGAACAGGCGTTTAATCGCATTATTAAGGAATGGGTCTAATGGCTACCGGTAATCGCACCTTAAAATTATCAATCCTTGCTGATGTTGATGAATTAAAAAAAGGTTTAGGTGAAGCGAATAAATCAGTTGAATCAAGTTCTGACAAAATTGCTGATTTTGGTAAAAAGGCTGCATTGGCTTTTGCTGCTGCGGGTGCTGCTGTTGGCGCATTTGCTGTATCAGCTGTTAGAGCAGCAGCGGAGGATGAAAAAAGCCGTAAGACATTAGAACAAACAATTCGATCTAGCACTAAAGCTACAGAGGATCAAATTGCGGCAATCGATACTTACATCACTAAACAATCTATTGCAACCGCTACTACAGATGATGTTTTAAGACCAGCATTTAGCCGTTTAATAAGATCAACTGAGGATGTTACAAAGGCACAGGAATTATTATCTCTTGCACAGGAAATCTCGACAGCAACAGGCAAACCACTTGAAGTCGTTGCAAATGCTTTAGGCAAAAGTTTTGATGGGCAAAATACTGCTTTAGGTAAACTTGGTTTGGGTATTGACGCTGCCACATTAAAAACAGGTTCCCATGATGAAATAATGCAACAATTAAAAGGAACTTACAACGGGTTTATTGACAATGAGGCTACTAACGCTGAATTTAAATTTCAACAATTAACGATTGCTTTAGATGAAACAAAAGAAAAAATTGGAACTGCTTTATTACCAATTGTTAAAGAATTTGCTGATTATTTGCTTGCAACAGTTGTTCCCAACATTGAAGCTTTTGCTGCTGGTCTAACTGGTGATGATAGTGTTACTGCTGGAATTACTGAAGCAACTGAAGGTGCATATGAATTTGGACAACAACTTATAGATGTTATTAGATTTGTAATTAGTGTTAAAGATGAGTTATTAGTGCTTGCTGCAATTATTGCCACAGTTTTCGTAGTTGGTAAGATTGCAACATTTGTAACTGCA